CAGGCCCGCCCGCTCCGACCGACTTTTACATCAGGCTTGATCTGCAAAAAACAGGGGCGGGGAAAATCTATGCGACTGAATTCGCATCTCGATACGCCGCAGTTCGCGATCCAATTGATGGCCATGTGTCATACAAGGTAAAGCTGCCAGAAGCCTCGTCGGTTATCGGTGTGGCTCAGATTTATCTCAAGTTCCAGACCGACTCGCTTGCTGGGTATCGGGTTGGCATCAGCGCACCACGGATAATCTAATCCCCTCTGCACAATGGATATTAAGCAACGTGTAGTAGCTGCTGCCCTTGCTCTCTCACTGGCTGGTGTTGTATTCATCCAGTCTTGGGAGGGTACTGAGCAGTCAGCGTACATCGATAGTGTAGGCGTACCAACGATTTGTACTGGTAGCACAAGGGCTGTATTCATAGGCCAGAACGCTACTGCTGCTGAATGCGAGGAACGCCTACGTGACGATACAACGTACGCAGGTAACGCCATCAAACGGTGTGTGCACACGAAGCTCACACAGGGCCAGTACGACGCGCTGGTATCTCTGGCGTTCAATATTGGCAGTGGCGCTACCTGCACCTCGACCCTTGTCCGAAAGCTCAACCAAGGCGATTGCCGTGGGGCTGCTGATCAGTTCCTACGCTGGGATTACGCAGGTGGGCACAAGCTGCGCGGCCTATCCAAACGCCGGGCTGCTGAGCGGGCAATCTTCATAAAGGACTGTTAATGCAGACAGTACTGTACAAAGCACTGGGTATCATCTGTGCTGCGGTTATTCTGGTCGGCATGTGCATGTGGGGTATCCGGCAGTACGGGAACTCCCGCGTGGCTCAGGCCGCTCAGGAATCCGTGCAGGAGACTGTGCGCGAGGCCGTGGCTGACCGCAAAGAAGCTGTGAAGGTCGATGTAGCCCAGACCGCTGAACGGGCCACAGTGGCCCGGAAAGTGCAGGCTGTGTTGATTTCACATCGTGAAAAGAGCAAGACCGTACAGGGAACCTTGAATGGGATTTCACATTATGAAACGACTGATTGTACCAGTGCTGATGCTGCTCGCCTCCGGGTGTTCCTCGACGCTGCCAGTGCAGTCAATCGAATTGTCAGTACCACCGAGAGCTTGCACTGAAGAGTGCAGGTCAGTACCAGAGGACTCAGGTTCACTGGAAGACTTTGTGTATGAGACTCTTGAAGTCTATACCGAATGTGCTATTAAGCACAAGCAGTGCGCGGCTGCTCTAACTGCGCGTATCTTGAAATAACTGTAGTACCAACCTAGGAGATTTACATGTCTGTTGCTTCCGGCACTGCCACCACCGCTGAACTCGTTACCCTGTACGACAAGGTGTACGAACTCGAAGTTCAACTCCGCCCGTACAAGCAGGGTGACGCCACTGGCGGTGCCACTGGTAAGGATGGCCGCTTCACGAAGGCCCAGATCGACACCGCGATCACTGCTGTGACTGCTGCGATCACCTCCGCTAACGCTTAATAGCGTGGTATGAACCAGAGGGCTTCGGCCCTCGCATTTTGAAGGAACTACATGCTGTACTGGAAAGCGTATGTGCAAGCTGTGCTCGGCATTGAGGTGCTGGATGCGCAGGAGAAGTTCAATGCTCTGAACGAGAAAGAGCGTGCAGGTTGGGAAGCTGTTGCTGCCCTTAGCACTGCTGGTACTGCAAGTAAGGCGAAGTAATGCAGAAGTACCTTGATGCAGTGGGAGTGCTTACCGCAGTGGTTATGCTTCCACTGTGCTTCGGTACGCTGTACGGGTACATCCAGAGCGACATCACGTTCAATGAGTACGTTGCGTTCTGGAAGGAACCTATGCTGCTGCTAGTAGGCTTTTGGCTAAGGGGAGCATCTGATGCCGCTAAGGCTTAGGATGCAGTTAAGCAATTGCATGTACGACGTAGGTTCTTCGGAGGCTACGTGGTACGACATCTGTCCATACGATTGGTACGGGATGTGGTGCAGTGGTACAGAGTTGTAGAATTTTTATTGGAGGCTCTCGGAGGATCAGATGAATGTGCGAGTTCTATAGGCACTCAATTTTGATGCGCTCATGCGAGACACCCTCCGACCCGACGCGATCCCAGCCGCCCCCGTGGCCCTCCTAGCGGGTTGAATCCTCCGGAGGTGCCCGCCTGCACTCGCATTCAGTGCGTCTAGCGCAGTGCGCGCGAGCTTCTGAGCTTCTAGGAGTGCTAGAGAGTGCAGGAGCGGGCTATCTGTTTCTTAATCCTCGCCCTGTCTCTATGATCTCCATCTCTTGAACTGTGTAGTCATTCATTTGCATCACCTCTAATCAGTCAGTGCGATGTAGCACCATGACTGCATGATAGAGCACCGCTAGCACCTTGTCAAGCACTCTTCAGAGTTTCCGATTACATCGGCCGCATTAGAGCGGGTCAGCCTGACGGGCTATGTGGGAGCCGCTCGCCTGCTCGCTTCTTCCACCTAGTGCTACTCTATTGCTTTGCATTCCACATTGTGAAACGATGCCTTGAAAGCCTTGCGCTGCAAGGATTAAGGACATATCGAAGATCATCGACATGAGATTCTTCTGTGTATCTGTTTAAAATCGCTTGACAGTTCTATGTGTATCGGGCAGAATGCAGTCATTGGTTCAGCACAACGGACCAAGCTCTTTAACAGTCTGGATTGAATCTCTGCACTCGCAAGCCTTTCCGCTAGCGTGTTGCAAGCTCTAATATGTAGTTGCAAGGTAAGCTAAGACGCTGGGAAATGAGTACCAGATGAAGCGCAAACGATTACATGAGCTAACAACACAAAGCACTTGACAGGCAAGCGGTAACAACGTAAGATTCAATCCATGCCGTAAGGGCAAGTAACAAACGTTCTTTAATAATCTGGTTAGCATTAGTCAAAGCCTGCCGTAAGGTCGAGCAAGTCCGTACCGTGTAGCATCCTGAAACATGGAAGCAATAGCGGGTATGTGTTAGGGAAACCAAAGCACAAAGTATGTAGGGAAAGCCTGCATGTACAAACCGGAAGCCGATAACCTAAACGAGATTTACAAGGCACTTGACAAGATGACGAAAGTCTGACATAATGCGAACCATGATGAAACAGCAGGTTGGCTGTGGTGGAAAGTGAAGCTGTCCAAGGGCGTAGCATAGCGCGACGTTACAGGCGGTAGATCAGTAAGCCGAATAACAGGCGGGGTGTAATCCCTCGAATAACATAACCCTATTCAGCGCATCACGAGGGATAGGATCGGAGTCGAGCCAGACCGATAAAGAATTCTGGTGAGTTTGTAGATTTGTGTTCGAGCGAGTAATCGAGCAGAGGCGTGATCCGACTACGGGAGCGGTGAAGCATCTAAAATCTACGGCCCTTGTTTAGCTAATGCTAAGGGCGCTAGGAATGCTTGAGGCTAAGTCAATGACGAACCAAGACAGCACGAGGCGCAACATGCGAACGATGCGTAGGCATTGTGTTAGCTAGATAAGGCGAGCGGCTTAGTCCTAAGAATGCTACCCACTTATGATGGCGGGTGCCTAGGCTGCTCTCCTTATCTCAACCACAAAGGGTATTGTATGGCAAGCGCACTGGCTAAACGTTGCAAGGCGAAGTTCAAGAAGCTCGCAGCTTTGAATGACGACATGGATACTGGCGGTCACGTTGGTATGGCAGCACGCAAGGCTAAGACCATGATGAACGATTCATGGGTTAAGCGTAAGAGTAACAACGTGTCTGGGTTCTTTGATCAGAAGAAGGCGCGTGATATGAAGAGAGGTGTAGTATGACACGTAAAGACTACCTGCGCATAGCTAGGGCTGTGCGCAATGCGTATGCTAAACGTCTCGATCAAGCGGATGTTGATGTTGTGGCGAATACCCTTGCCGATGAATTGGCTGAGGATAACCCACGGTTTGATCGTTCCAGTTTCCTTAACGAATGCGGGGTGATGTTGTGACCATCGACGAGCAGATAAAGTCTAACGCTGCTGTACATGGCGTGGCATGGGCCGCTGCTTGGGCAGCGCGTAAGGGAATCAATATCAGCACGGTGCGTAAGGCGCTGTTCGGGAGGTACTAATGCTACGCCCTGCGTACATCAAGCGCATGTCACCTATCTTTGAGGCGTGCATCATGGTGGCGTGCGGTTTCGCAATGGGCTGGGCGTTCATCGCTGCGGCTATCCCTCTTCCCTGACATTATCAGGCTATGCCTTCACACGAGGGCATACCCGGCCAATGTCGGCCATTACCGGAGATAATCATGGCAATCGTTCTTATCAAGGGCACGGCCCTTATCAACAAGGCAATCGACAGCATCAAGAATCGCGGCGCTAAGCTGGACAGCAGCATCCAGCAGGCTGGGCTGTCTGTACTCGCACATGCTTCTGAGCACGGCGACACAACGTGCGCTGATCGTCTGGTGCAGGCCATGCCAAAGGGCGGGCGTAAGCTCGCCTTGGTTGAATGGATGCTGGCGTACGGCCAGATGCGACTGCTCGACAAGGCAAAGCCTGACGAAGCAGCACGCATGAAGGAAGGCGCTGTGTTCAAACTTGACCGGGAAATTCGCAAGCTCGATATGCAGGCGGCTGAAGAAACGATGTGGCACGAGTTCAAGAAAGAGGCGGCTGTCGCTACCGCTTTCGATGCGCAGACCGCTGTCGCTGCCTTGCTGGCCCGTATGCGTGGCGCTGCTGCTAAGGGCTTGACCATCGAGCACAAAGAGCAGGCGCTTGCCGATGCGAAGGCGCTTGTGCATATGCTGGAATGCGCTGACAATGCCTAAGTACAGCTTGGAAGAGATCGAGGCGCTGCGTAAGGCGCTGCTTGGGTTGCTAGCAACTGGACCTACGAACAGCGGGTACGGCGTATGCCATAACTTGCAGGCACGGCCAGAACTGAGCAGGCGCATACTGAATGAAGAGGGTGTGTTCGAGTACTTTGACGCGTACAGCTTCGTAGCGAAGGAATCCATAGGATGGCCGCACCACAATGGGGATGGGGCGTATTTCATAACACGTACTGAACATTTTGGATTGTGGGAAGATGAGAACGGCGAGCGTCGTGTGAATCTGATACACTATCTGCTTGGGCGTGTAGCGTGGCACGAGGCCTCTCATCGTGGGGGCGTTGCACTCGCAGTGTAATTCGAGGGCGTTAGTCAAGGGCGTACAATCGTGCGCCCTTGCATGGCTCACTTCGATAATGATCCAGTTAGCTTCAATGAAAAGGAGATTACAATGCTGATTAACTCTCAAGGCGTGCAAGTTCAAGTTGCCCCGAACATCCACGGTCACACTGTCAAGGGTGCGCCTAATCGCGATGCAATCGCTGTACTCGCACCTCTCCGCGAAGTGCTTGAACCCACGACCACTAAATGCGGTGACATGTTCAAGTTCGGCACCCGCGCTCGGAGCAACCTGTGATGCTGGCCTCTGCTCTGGTTCTCGCAATTGCGAATACACAACTGGCACATGCCGACTATCAACGCAAGTGTTTAGAGTCGCAGGTAGTGGATATGCAAAAGCCACAGCTTCGCGGCAAAGGACACGAGGTGCGCTACACGGGCCACGGGAACGACACGGGTGGGCTTCAACGGCACTCAATAGGGCCTGAGTACCAGTACACAATTATCGGCGTGCAGCGCGGCCCAGAGGGGGCTTTGCGCTGGGCTGTGATGGATACCCGGAACGGTCAGATCGGTGCCGACAAGGCCACACACAGGGAGTGCGAGATCGAAGTGTATTCCCTGAAGCTCCGCAACATGATGCATTCGTGAGGGCGTATGGAACAAGTCATTGTAGTACATAAGGAGGCAGGACCAGTTGCCTGCCTGCTCGGCCCTCGCATGGAGGGTGGCATGACACAATCGTGCAATGGTTGTCAGGCGTATAGCAAGGACGATCTGGCGCTGTGCCTAAGTGTTGATGTCGACTGTACGCTGAATGGTGGTGAGGTACTGGCCGCTATTAAGCTGAACATCGGCACACGCTTCGAAGCGATCACCCAGAACGGTGTGCATCTAAAGGACGCCTTAGTGCACAGCATTGTTGAGTGGCGTGAGCACCCATACACCGTGTACTGGACAGACCAGAACGGTAAGCACATCGAGCAGTACGCACTGCACAATTTCAAGAAGTTCAAGTTTCTTTAACAAGGAGGTTCTATGTTCCCAAATGGTAAGAGTTCCAAGGGATCGGTAGATAGCATCACTGCACCTATCACGGCTATGGCCCAACAACTGCGTACCCTGCAACAAACCAAGGCGGCTGAAGCTGCTGGCCTGCGTGCCCGTGCTGCTGAGTTGCAGCAACAGGCTGTCGAGGCAGACAATGAAGCTGACCGGGCATCTCGCACGGCTGAGCAGCTTGAAGGGCTGGTGCTGTAATGCAGATCACAATCAAAGGCGTACCCAAGATTCCTGCACCAACTTCTCGTGAAGTGTGTGTTCTGCGGGGTAAGGTTGATGGCCACGAGTACCTAGTGTATTTCGTACCGGGACCGCACGAACAGTACCTTTTTGTCGGCGGGTACAACGCGTATCTTTCCAAGGCTTCGTGGGAATCCCATGTCAACGAGTACTATGACCACGTTGGCACGTTCAAGCAAGACGTGATGGAGGTTACGTTCAATGCGTAAGCACAACAAACAAATGGCGACTCGTTGGGGTCGTGATCCCGGCGACCGTACGAACTTCGCCCAAGGCGTATCGCACAAAATCGCGAATGATAAGGGCTTTCAACTCGCTGCGAACTCGCTGCTGGGTGCCCTACTGAAACGGGCGGCGTGATGCGTACGTACAAGCTCGAACTTGGTATCGACCTGAAGGCTGTCGTGCCGGATCATTGGGTTAAGAACATGCGTGAGCAGGTGCAGATGAACCCTACACCGTTCCTCACTAATGCACAGGAGATGTTCCCAGAGGATGACGAAGAGTTCGCTCTGCACATCCTGAAGCACGGCGTGCGTCGTAATGTGCGTGACAACCTGCAGGAACTCTTCATGGCCTCAGGCCTTGGCTGCACACTCAGCCCGGCCCGTGATACTGTGATTGATCGCAGTCCTCCGGCTAACGCTGAGCCTGTACTCGAAGATGAAGTAGCTCAGGTTATCCCCGAGTAGTTTGCTGTAACTTTGTAGTCCCACTGGTAGTACCTCCCTTGCTGGGCATTTCGCCTTGGGAGTAACCTTAATTTAGGAGAATCAACTATGTCCGAAACCAACAACACCGTCGCCGTCGAAACCGTCAAGCTGACCCGTGAGCAGAAGCTCGTCGCCAAGCTGGACCTCTTGAAGAAGCGTATCGAAAAGGATACCGCTGACTACAACGAACTGGCTGTCGAACTGAACAACATCGCCGCTCTGGCCGCCATCGGTGAAGGCTCCGCCGTCGTCGTCAAGCTGGGTCGAAAGTTCGCGGACAAGGATACCACCCGCTTCGAGTACGGCACCGTCATCGGCGTCAAGGAAGAAGAAGATGGTTCCAAGCTGTACAAGGTTTCGTACGGCTCTGGCTTCGACGCCGACATCGCTGTTGTTACTGGCGCTGCCCTGTCCCTTCCGGCTGCGGAAGCTGCACCGGAAGTCGCTACCGCTGAGTAATCCTCTGCTGTAGGCTCAAGGGTGTGCCTCACGAGGCGCATCCTTCTACATACAACAGGAGGTTATATGATTGACCCGGACAAGATTAGCAAAGAGAAGCTCGCTGAGATGAATGATAGTCTCATCGTTGATAACAACCACCTACGTGAACGTATTCGAGAACTGGAACGCCAGCTACAGGAGCCGCAAGGATTCACTGGAACTCAAGAGGTCCTGCGCTATAGGGAGCCTTGGCGAAAATTGATTGGAGACAACCTCATTTACTGGATGGGTGTTGAAGTACATAACTTACGGACTAAAAACGCCGCGCTGAAAGAGCAGGTTGCACAGCTTGAGCGAGATAAAGAGTATCGCTATGTCGAGCAGGTTCTTCGGCCAATAAGAATTCTGCTCAATGTGGCTGAATACGCAGAAAGCCTAGCCGACAACAGCGAAGAAATGGAAGGGGAGGATGGGCGTATTCACGTGGGCACCGCTGCGGATTTTGATGAACTCAGCGATGCGCTGGACCTACTTGACGAGCTTCCGGATGACAAGCCTGGATATGTGCTTGGAGGAGCAGCTAAAGCGGCTTGGGCATTGCGCGACATTATTGGAGATACCAATGCCGCATAAACTTACCACTGGCTATCTAATTACACGTGATATTTGCGAGATGGATGAGCCAAAAGAAACAGCCATAACTGCTCTTGTTGATCTTGATGACCTAGCTAGGCGTATCGATGAAGCTGAAGCAGAACAACTCATCACCCTGCAATCCAAGTATGTTGCGCTCATCGAATCGCTGCGTGCGGAGGTGTGGTTAGGTGAGACACATGATACCGGAAAGTGAGTGGTTAGCTAAGGCCAAGCAACTGGCAGTAGGCATGCGTACCCGCACGTACCACAACAGCGAACGTCGCCCCAACCTAGCGATAGGTAACGACATGGACAAGTGGTGGTGCTACTGCCACGCCTGCCATGAGGGAGGTGTGGTGGAGAAGGCCCACGTAATCCTAGGCGGACCTGTGGATACAGCCCCGGAGCCGACACGCCTGCCGCATGACATCAAGCCGGTGCACCAGTCGGACTTCGAGATACCTATCGCTCGCTTCCTAGCTGACAAGAATATGGCGGACCTGTACCTACCCCCGCTTCATTATAGCGAGGAACGTAAGCGGTTGATGATGCAGCTTGAAGGTATCTGGCACGGTCGTGACCTAACAGGGCGCAGTCCTCAGAAGTGGATGAACTACAACAACGCTACACAGGTTGGCGTGCCGTTCACGTACTCCGTTGTGACCGAGGACATCTTCAGTATGTTCAAGGTACGCTGGGCTATGAGGCAGTATCCGAACGTATCAGCAATGTGCAACCTAGGTACAAACGCAACACGTAGTATGACGTACATGCTGTCTCAGAATCGCTCAGTGCAGAAGGTTGCATGGTTCTTTGATGCTGACGCAGCAGGTGATGATGGTGCATGGAATTGCATGCGGCGTAATGACCCGTTCGATTTCAAACAGTACCGCCCCCGTCCTCCGGAGGAGCTTGACCCAAAGGACATGACATGTGCGGACATTCGCGATCTACTTGTGAAGGAGATGCAATTATGAAACTCGCTCGGCTGTATATTCCGAAGTACCCGAACCAACCAGTGTTCGTGCTTGAGAAGCGCCTTGCAGAAGCGTTCAAGGGTTACACCTTGTACTCGTTTGGGGTAGGTGTATGGTTCTACCCTGAGATCAAGGCCAAGATTGAAGAGCCTGTGTACGTGTACGACGTTTGTATCGAGGATGATCATGAGGCTTGCCTGCGTGCCATCCTTGAAGAGTACAAAGCAGAGGCGGAACAATCCGCTGTGCTGTACGTGTTTGACAACCAACCAGTATTTATCTAAGGAGAATCACATGAACGGACATTTCGAGATCGAACGCTCTGCATATCCTATCGGCCCTCTGCGTGCTGGCGGTGACTTCAAGGTGCACGACATGCGGAACCTGCAAGCCCTGCACTCGCATGCAATTACGAGCCAGCAGGCTTCGGACATCGCAGCGAAAGCAAATGCCCGCATCCGTGCCGGTTCCATTAGCTTGAAGGATGGTGATACCAGCATTGCTGAGTTCGTCAAGGCCGAGGTAGCTGCACTGTAATGGACCTACTGCTACTTCATGCCCTTGCATCGAAGCAGCGTTATCGGTCCCTCATGCACGTTGTCCCTAATGGGATGATCTCGCAGGATACGCAAGTGGTTCTAGCATGGTTCGGGGCGTACTACAACGCGTTCCCCGAGCGTGAGCACATCGTTGTTGATGAACTTACATCGCTAGTCCGCTTGCGGTCTGGTAACGCTAGCCCTGAACAAGTGGCTATCACAATACACCTTGTCGAGCATCTGCGACACCCTGTCGATGAATCAGGCTTGCGCGGTATCCTAGGGCAACTGCATGAGCTTGACTTGTCAGGCCGTGCCGGGGCACTCATTGCGAAGTACAACGCTGGGGATGAGATTGACCTAGCGTACGAACTGAACAAGATGAGTGCGCATGCTGTGCGTAGTATGGCGCAGTCCGCACCAGACGACTACATCGACACACCTATTCACGAACTACTTTCGGAGGTGGACAATGATTCCGGCATTAAGTTCCGTCGCCTTGCTCTCTTACGTGAGAACATTGCTGGCCTGCAAGGCGGTGCAAGTATCGCCATCGCTGCTCGACCGGATAAGGGAAAGACTTCTTTCATTGCATCAGTCATTACGGACTTCGCTCCGCAATTGCCTATGGTCTTTGGAGAGGGACGCCCGATTCTGTGGCTTAACAATGAAGGGGCAGGCAAGCGCATTATACCGCGTGTGTACCAAGCCGCTCTGCAGAAAGACCTCACTGAGATCATTAAGCTAAGCAACTCCGGTGAGCTTGTCCCGGCTTACACGAAGGCAGTTGGTGGTACTCCGGACATCATTCGAGTGAAGGACATGCACGGTGCTAGCCTTGCCCAGATCGAGCAGGTTATCGAGAGCATGCGTCCCTCAGTTGTGATTGCAGATATGCTTGCGAACTTCCGCTTAGGTGGTCAGGTGAATGGCTCCAACAAGGCCGACTCAGTTGAACAACTATGGCAGGAGTGGCGTGAGATGGCTGTGCGTCATGACTTCATTGGCTTAGCTACAGTGCAGATCAGTCAGGAGGGCGGTAACAATCTGCATCCTCCGTACTCTGCATTGAAGGATTCCAAGACTGGTATCCAAGGTGCGACCGACATCATCCTGATGCTTGGCTCGCTGGACAACCCAGACGCACAGACACTACGTGGTTTGAGCACACCGAAGAACAAGTTCGCCGTTGCTGGGAAGCAATCCTACGTAATGGGACAGGTGTACTTCGATGGTGCCCGGTGCGCCTTTGACGATGGAGCAAGTAATGGCTGACATCACTGTAAAGATCACGTACCAACTTGTTGAACAGACTCAAGCACAGAAGCGTGAACATATGTGCAGTGGCTGCACATTCCGCATGCTTCCTTGTATGGAGTTGTTATTTTCGGGTGCACACTGCGGAGAAGGCACCGTGTATATTCAGAAGGAGTTCAAATGGCTGGGTTGATGAAGGGTAATGTGTGGAAGGATCGCCGTGACGCTAAGAAGCGCAACGGTGCTCCGGTTGTAACGTACCCTGTGTACGTTGAGGACAAGCACGACGAGATTCGTTGTCAAGTGATAGTGCTGAACAACCCACTACCGGAAGTGCACTATGTATCGTACTCTGGAAAGCCTCTGGCGAATATGCAACGCTTCGACGAGGTGTTCAAGACGCTTGCACGCGGCACTGGTTGGCATGAGTTTGACCTAGGCTTCGAGGTGGACGGGAACTTCAACGACTCGTACCGCTGGGTGCGTAGCACCAAGGGTTTGCCGGATGATCTGAAAAATGTACCCGTGAAGTTCTTGGTGTTCGGACTACCCGAGAAGCGGACTGGTGGTATGGTTGAGCAGTTGCTTGCACGGCTAGACGTTGCACGATACGCTGCTGACTGGGTTACTGTGCCATTCGATGTGCCGCGTTTTACAGTATGCTTTGATCACGAGTCTGTGGATGAAGCGTTCGTGAATGCTCGCTCGCGTGGTCTTGAGGGTGTTATGGTGAAGCAACTGCACGCCCCGTACGAACGCAAGCGCACCGACGGCTGGCTCAAGATGAAACCTGAGGATGATGCTGATGGTGTTATTACTGAACTTATCGAGGCGACTGCAACGGTCGCTGATCCTGAACGTGGCATTGCTGTGGGTGATCCTCTGGGCCGAGTCGGGTCGGTGCGTGTCCGCATGGAAGATGGCTCTGAAGCGTGTCCGCATGGAATTGCGCACGACCTTGGCCGACGCATGCTTATGGCAACAGGGAGCTACATCGGACAATGGTGTGAGTTCAAGTACATGGAGCGTGACCGGCAGGGCGGTTACAGACACCCAACATTTCACCGAGTGCGCGAAGCTAAGGCTTGAGGAAGAACACCAAGAGCGGCACGCAGGGTATCCACCCGAACGATAGGAGGTAGCATGAACGAAACGTCATTGCAGGCGTACTGGTCTGAGAAACTCTCGCACCGCTTTGAGGTGCGGGAGGCACAGGTCATGGACAACCTGAATATTGATGGGCCAGCAACTCGCAAAGAGTTGGCCCGTCGCACCGGCCTAAGCCTTAGTAGTATCTGTGGTCGTGTGTACTCACTTATCAAGGAAGGCTTTGTTGAAGAGTACGCAAAGGTTCCTGATCCTGACACATTGAAGAATGTATGGGCAGTACGCATCAAGAAAGGAGTACTCGATGTTCAATGAGATTCCCGGCAACTTCGTGTTGCTGCAGCATGGCGGCGTGTTTAAACAAGCTGCTGTAGCACGCTGCACAATCAACGACCGAGTGTACGCTAAGCACGGCTCTGGGTATATCCGCCTAGGCTGTGGTGATGCTACCTCGTGCCCTAGGATCAGCCGAGTATGCCAGTACCAAGAGGCACCCAATGTCGTGGTACGTGATCGGTTCAAAGGTCCGGAGTTCGTATGAGACTACACCCGCTGCACACTGTTGAGCAGATAACGCACCACATGAGCGCAACAGGTGAGTATTTCCCGGTAGAGCGATGCACCGGGCGCACAACGGCCCAAGCACTACGTATGGTTGCGTACTGCCTAAATAATCCGCACGTCACTATCCGGCCCAAGGATCATCACGGCACGACACCTGCTAACGAGATGCTGGTTGATCGGTGTCGCTACGTCGTGGAGTCGTTAGGATTGCGGGGATTTGGTTTCACCAAGGTTTTCATGTGGTTCGGAACCCAGTCGCCGATGGTTAAGGATATGTCATAATGTCGCGGATAATGATTATCGACTTGGAGACTGAGAACCATGCATTCTTTGGTGCTGTCGCCTCACCGCGACATCCGAAGAACTACGTGGTAGCAGTCGGCCAAGCCCTAGACACCCAACCATTCGACGGGGAGATCACAGGTGAGTACTACACTGAACGTCCAGACAAGTGGCTTACCATCCCCGATGATGTATGGCTACTCGTTGCCCACAACGCCCCGTTCGAGATGGACTGGATGCTCGTGCAGCAGCGAGAAGAGATCATTAAGTTCCTCGCAATGGGCGGGCGCGTATTCTGTACAGCGTATGCTGAGTACCTACTTACGAATCAACAGGAGACTTACCCCAGCCTCGACGCCACCGCCCCCAAGTACGGCGGAACTCATAAGGTTGATGGAGTCAAGATTCTATGGGAGCAGGGACGACTTACTTCCGAGATTGACAAAGACCTCCTACTTGAGTACCTACTTGGGAATGAGGGCGATATTGAAAACACCCGGCGTGTTTTCTATGGACAGTATCAGCAGCTAGTAGCTCGCGGAATGCTGGACATGGCGTTCACTCGCATGGAGGGGTTGGTGTACAACTGCTTCGCGATGGACTCCGGACTGTTTGTCAACCAAGACATCGCATTCAGTCAGCTTGAAGAGCAGAACAATAAGCTCGCTGAACTCACCGCGCTGTTCGACCAGTACCGGGGGCATCTACCTGCGTATGTGGAGTTCAAGGATTCCTCTGACTACCACATGAGTGCTTGGCTGTTCGGTGGCCCTATCAAGTACCGTATCAAGGACACATGGTACGAGGATGACGGGGTTACGCCGAAGTACGAGAAGGTTGAGTGCTACAAGTTCGGAGACACGAACGTACCGACCGAGCAGGTTAGCCCAGAGAACTTCCCAGCATGTGTGTTGGAGTATGGCGCACCTGATCGCTACACCTCCGGGAAGAACAAAGGCCAGCCGAAGGTACACAAGGTCGAGACACAATCGCCTAAGCAGAAGTGGTACGACCGACTGTTCCAGTGTGAGCCGCTGATTGACATCTCCATGCTTCCGAAGGACATTCAGAAGGCGTTCAAGGATGAATTCGCTGGGAAGCGCAAGCTCGCTGATGATACCCCTGTGTATAGCACGGGTGCTGATTGCATCGAGATGCTTAGCAAGCGGCAAGAGTTCGGCGGTGCTATCATCGAGGTTTTGCAGAAGCTCCTGACATACGCCAAGATAGACAAGGACGTAGGAACGTACTACCTTCGTGAAGTCAAGGATGAGGACGGTAACGTTACGAAGGTATCTGGTATGCTACAGTACCTAACGCCGCAGAGCATCGTGTACCACGTGCTGAACTGCACGAGCACGGTAACTACTCGCCTATCGTCGAACCGCCCGAACATGCAGAACATTCCGCGTGGTGATACATCAGATGTAAAGAAGATGTTCACGAGCCGCTTCGATAGTCCTGTCTGGTTGGTTTGGGCCTTGGCGCAGAAGCTCATCCCGCAATCGCTGTACGATGAGTGCATGCTGAACATTGCGAACGGTGTGTCGAACGGCAAGATCATCGAGGCCGATTACTCCGCACTTGAGGTTGTGTGCCTAGCAGCATTTAGCAAGGACACGAATCTAGTACGTGCTCTGCTAGACAACATCGACATGCACTGTATGCGGTTGAGCCAGCAACTTGGAGAGCCGTATGAGGATGTCCTCAAGAAGTGCAAGGATGAATCACATCCTGATCATAAAGCGTACAAGACACTACGTACGGACATCAAGCCAAAAGCGTTTGCGTATCAGTACGGCGCGACTGCTGCCGGTATTGCGTTCGCCACAGGCTGCACGGTGGAAGATGCGCAAGCGTTCATTGATGCTGAAAAGGCGCTGTTCCCTGATGTAGAGAAGTACTACGAGGACGTTATCTTCAAGGCAGTCGAAGCTAACACCACGATGCACCGTGAACAAACCGAGTCAGGTGGGTGGCGTGTGTACAAGCGTGGTACATGGCAGGCCGTGGCCGGGACTACGTTTGAGTTCAGACAGTATCCAAAGACGAAGTGGATTGATGGTCAGAAGATCGAACTCATGGAGTTCAAACCTACGCAGATGCGGAACTACCCTATTCAAGGGGAGTCCGGATTCTTCGTACAGGGTATCGCCGGGATGGTGATGCGCTGGCTGCTCAGCATGAATTTCTTCAATGGTAAGGTATGGATTATCAATCAGGTGCACGATGCTTTGTACTTGGATTGCCATGTTAGCGTGCTGCTTGAGGTTGCACGTACTCTGAAGCAGATCATGGAGTCACTACCGCAGTACTTCAATAGCGCACATGGTTACGACCTTGGCGTTCCATTCCCTGCTGAAGTTGAGGCAGGCCCGTCGATGTACGAGAAGCACAAGGTGGAGGGCGCATGATCGTTCTCAAGACGTTCACAATTGTACTTCTGTTGATTCATGTACTGGCTATACTCGGTGCGTACTATCAGCAGATGGATGGGCACACGTTTGACAGGCTTGAACAATCTATCATCTTGATAGTAGTAGCCTCCGCAGTAATCCATTTTATCAACCTGTTTCGATAAGGAGACAACATGAGTAAACTCGCAGCAATCCAAGCCCTAGCGGCACAAGCAGCAGCAACAGGCCCCGACATGAACGAAGCAGTGAAGGGTGGTAGTGGTTCCCGCCTGCTTCCTGTTGGTTACGCTATGGCCCGCCTTGTAGAGTACATCGAGCTTGGTAAGCACCCGCAGGAGTACGGTGGTAAGGCTAAGGAGCCAGCACTTGAAGTACAGCTTGGCTTCGCCCTGTGGGGTGAGGGCTACCAGAACGATGATGGTACACCGTACATCATCCGTCCATACCAGTTCGCTGTATCGCGTAACGAGAAGGCCAAGGCGTACAAGCTGTTCAAGCTCATGAACTGGACCGGCACGAAGGTGAACTTCGCCCAGATGATTGGTGAGGCTATCCTCGTGAAGATCGTGCACGAAGCGAAGAGCAAGACGGACGCAACGCTTGTATCCCGTATCGACTTTGAGGGCTTCCTGCCTCCGCTGGACCCGATGACGAAGCAACCGTACGCCGTACCGGCTGTGCAAGAATCTGATCTGCGCCTGTTCCTGTGGGACTACCCAGTGAAGGAGTCGTGGGACGAACTGTACGTCGAGGGTAAGTGGGATGACGGCAAGAGCAAGAACCGCGTACAAGAAACCATCCTGTCTGCACTGGACTTTGCCGGTTCACCGCTGCAGCAACTCCTGATGGGTTCAGGTGTGACTGCCCTGCCAACGGCCCCCGCCGCTGCGCCAGTCGCTCCGAGTCTTCCGGTTGGTGTTGGGTACGCCCCGGCGTTCTCTGCCCCTCCTGCGGCCCCTGCTGCACCTGTGGCACCGGCTGCTCCCGTAGCCCCAGCAGCGCCGGTGGTCGCTCCTGCCGCCCCTTTGGCTTCCTTGCCGTCTGCACCTGTTGTGGCGGCCCCTGCACCTCTGGCAGCACCCGCATTGCCGGTCATTGGTATTGCCCCACTTGTCTCACCGGCAATCCCTGCCTAACCGAAGACATACCATTCTAACGGTATGATTATCAAAGGCATAGACGTTAACTCTTTGCCTGACCAGTTCAAAGGCTGCGTAGCCGGGAGAACCCTGATCCTTGACGGTGATGGCCCGTGCTACGTTGCCTCTGCAACTGCCAAGCGTTTGGATACGGCAGTTCGGAACTTTCAACAGAGCATACTCACGCAGATGTTTCTCACGAAGGCTCAGGACTGCCGCATTCACCTCACCTCTAGTACATCATTCAAGGCCGGTCGTTTCAATGTGAAGGCTATCAAGCCGTACCAAGGGAACAGAACTGGAAAGGCTAAGCCATCCCTGCTGGAACCTCTGCGACAAGCAGTAGCCCAGCGAGAGACATGGCTGGATGAGTACGCAGTGATTATGCACCATGAGCTTGAAGCTGATGACGGTATGATTCAAGATGCGTACAGGCTAGGTGAGAACGGCTTGATCTGGTCAGACGATAAAGACCTACGTATGACCCCGTACCCGTACTGGTGCAAGGAAAAGGGTATGGTGCTACCTAGCCAACCAATTGGATGGTTGCAACCGAAGTTCACACCGTCCGGTACGATGAAGCTAATTGGTCAAGGTCCGCTGTTCTTCTGGGCACAGATGCTCATGGGAGACACCGCCGACCACATTCAAGGTGTGCTCAGGCTGCATGGTAAGAAGTGCGGCCCTGATGGTGCGTACAAGGAACTGCAAGATGTAACGTGCATCCACGACGCAGCTAATCGAGTGATCGACGCGTACCGTGAGATTGATCAGAATCCAATCCCAGAGGGTTATCTGTTGTGGCTGCTTCGCTGGCCCGGTGACTCTGTACTCGCATATCTTTCTGAGATGCGCTTGTCTGATATGAATAGGAGTTTCGTGAATGAATGCAACACTCGACTTTGGTACGCCAGTTCCGACATTGCCGGAGTGGTTCCAGAAAACCTATGACTCACTGCTGCACAAACTGACAAAGGAATGGGTGAAGCGTCGTGCATTTCTAGCCGGTAGCACAGCTATAAACGGTTTCGGTAACGACATCGACGTAGTGCTTGTGTACGACGATCTCAGTGAAGCTGCAGATTGTCTTGAAGAAGCTGGTTGGGAGTTGAAGTCTGCGGAAGTATACCGTGGTATCACCTCGGATGGCTGGTTCAGTGCGCGGCTAGGTGAGATTAACCTACTGGTATCTGATGAGGATGCTGCTGAACTCTGGCGAATCGCCACCGATGTGTGCAAGCAGTACGTGCAGCTAGTGGGCCGTCCAAGCACGAAGGAAGAGCGTGTTGCTCTGCATAAGGCGGTGTTCAATGACTGATCGCCTAGTGAAACTCCCGCGCACGATGATGCGCAGTTGGGCAGCACGCCACCTCAAGACTGAGCAGGGTGGGCTGTGCCCCTTGTGCGGCAAGGAGATCGACCTCACAATCAAGGGTGAGGGTGTGATCGACCACGATCACGACACAGGCCAGATTCGCGGTGTCCTACACCGTTCATGTAACGCTGCTGAAGGTAAGGCGGCGAACGCTATCGGGCAGTGGGGTGCGAAGTCGAAGGACTACAGTAACATCATTAAGTTCATTGAGAATTTGGTTAAGTACCTGAAGGCACCGGCTACGCAGTACATCTACCCCATGCACAAAACGGCTGACGAGAAGAAAGACGACCGTAACCGTAAGGCTCGTGAAGCGCGAGCAGCAGCAAAGGCGCGGGTAGCACTGCGTAGCACTCGTGGCTAGGGAAAGCACAGTGCTAGATGTGTTCGGAGTGCTCGATGCTGGTGGCAACGTAGCCCTCAAGACACAGGCGGATCATCATTGCGATACAGTCACAGGGTACGATCTGGTGACAATCACACAAACCAACGAAGATGGTAGCTCAGATATGGTATGCCTGCATAGGCACCAACTGATTACGCTAGCATCAAAAGTGAAAGGAAACTAATGAACGTATACGTGCAGTTATGTATTGCAGATGTCGAGGAAGATGCGGACATCCAGCAAATCGCCAGCATTGTGGCACAGCAAGTGCAGGCCCAACAGCCGTACCATACGATCACAGTAGATAATGTGGAGGTAGCGTAATGCGCGGCGGACTAATGCGCCTCTTTACGGAGGCGCAACATGCGAACATCCTGAAGGAGTTCGATAACGATATTGACGCGGCTGAGATTTACACCCGTGAGCTTGGCTTGCCGGGCAAGATTATCTCCCGGCAGGTAGTGCAGTACTGGCGCAAGATTTTCGTGGAAAACAACGGCAACATGGCTAAGGCTGACCGCGAGCTGAAGGAGCAGCGTGTGCTGTTGAAGCCACAACCTGATGACGACATCGGGAACTACAGCTTCATCCCAAAGATGGCTGAGTGCATCCTAGTGATCCCAGACCAGCATGCGCCGTACCAGCACCCAGACACTATTGCGTTCCTCACGGCGGTGCGTGACCAGTTCCAGCCTGACTTGGTTGTTAACCTCGGAGACGAGCTTGACTACCATGCGATGAGCTTCCATGACTCTGATCCGAACCTTGATAGTGCTGGTGTTGAGCTTGAGAATGGTAAGGTGTTCCTGAGTGTACTGCATAAAGAGTTCCCGCAGATGCTTGTGTGTCACTCAAACCACGGAAGTATGCAGTTCCGCCGAGCTAAGGCACATGGCCTTCCGGTGCAACTCCTGAAGCGTTACCGCGATGTGCTGTTCCCGCAGCACGGTGCTCCTGAGTGGTCATGGGCACATAGCTGGCGAGTGAACACACCTCTAGGTGAGGTACTGTTCAAGCACCAAGCAAGTGGTATCCTTGGTGACGCGGCGCACAATGCGTGCAATCTCGTCGTTGGGCACCAGCACGGTAACTTCAGCGTTGAGTACAGCGCATCGAGTTCCAACCTGTACTACGGTATGTACTGCGGCTGTCTGATCGACAAAGATAGCATGGCGTTTGCTTATGGTAAGCACAGCCTGCGCAAGCCTATCATCGGTTGTGGTGTGATCCTGAACGGTCGCCCAATTCTGCTGCCGATGGTACTGCGTGATGATGGTCGCTGGATCGGGAGATTGTAATGGACCTGTGGCAGTTCAAGTTCCCTGAGTGGGAGAATGAATCTGGTAGGGTGTGGCAGTACTCAAGCAAGGATAAACTAGATGAAGTAGGTGGCTTGCGTATTGTGCACGTTTCGCGTTGGGAGGACAACCTACCTGTAGTTACGTTGTTCCCAGCAACGTATGAGGTACGTGGTGTGCGCGTTGATGACGGTGTTATTACCAAACCTACAAACCCAAAGGACGCAGTTGGTATCAACAAGGTGAGTTACAGCATGATCCCTGCACCTGTACTGGCCGAGGCTGCATTGGCCCTGACTGAAGGTGCTTTCAAGTACGGCAAGCATAACTACCGTGGAGTGGGTGTCCGTGGTAGTGTGTACTACGATGCAAGCCTTCGCCACCTCACAGCATGGTGGGAAGGTGAGGACATCGACCCAGAGTCAGGTCTGTCACACGTTACTAAGGCAATCGCTGGATTGATGGTGCTGCGTGACTGTATGATCAGAGGTAACTTCAACGATGATCGTCCACCTAAGTCGCCAAAAGACTGGATGGTTCCTATGAATGAGCACACGGCCAAGCTGCGTGAGCAGTACAAGGACCGGAATCCTAAACACTACTTCGAGAAGGAGCAATGATGCAGTTGAAATCAAACACCCGTGATGAGCACGATGAAGTAAAGGACCTTATCTTCGCCGCTATGGAAACCGGCAATGCTGGCCGCGCCCGTACGCTTCTTGTGGAGTACGCTGCCTTTTATCCCGCAAAAGCCGAAACACTGCGATCTGAAGTGATTGCGGGGTACGGTACGGCGCTGTGACTACCCTGAACTACTGGCTCGGGAAACTGAACAAACTTCAGCTTTTCGGGCACGGTGTGAAGGACATCGTAGTGATCATTGATGACGTTGAGTACCACGTTGTTGAGGTGCGGGAATTCGAGGGTAAGGTATACGTAGTAGCTGAATGAGGAGATGATATGCTGGGAGATAGAGAACGCCAACTCGCGTATGAGCAGGAGGCTGATGCGGCTGCGCAAGCTGCACGTTTGCAGACACTTCTAACGGAGTCCCATGAAGGGAACCTAGAGCTACCGCGTGCCAGCGTCTTGATCTCCCGCATGTTCGAGGGAGTGCGCCTAGAGCTTGAGGCGGTAGCTGCAGTGCAGACCCGTGGACTTGGTGGTAAGTACAAGACATGGCTCCGTGCACTCCCTCTGGACGTAGCTGCTTTGATCAGTATCCGAGAGTGCATCAAGCTCTGTATATCTCATACGCACAAGACGTACGTGCATGGTCAAGACCTGTGCGCAGCAATCGGCAAGCTCTTTGAACTGGAAGTGCGGATTCGCCAAGCCGAGGCAGTCAATCCGATGTACATGCAGCGTATCGACAATCAGTTGAAGGAGAACGCCACTACGAACCAAGGGCATATCCGCCGACTGTACAACGTAGCTATCGAGCGTGTGTTCAAGGGCGAGGTGGAGTTCAACCTCACAAAGATCGAGATCATCCAGATCGGGAAGTATGGTGTCGATGCGTGCTTGCAGTGCGGTCTGATTGAGAAGGTAGTAGGTACGAATAAGAACGGTACAACCGTCGCGTACGTACTGGCCCCAGAGATCGAGGAGTTCCTTACCGGGTACTCCGAGAACGATGTTCGTCAGGTTGTGAACAAGGAGGAATCGCGTATGCTGTGCCCTCCTGAGCCTTGGACGAACCTGCATGACGGTGGGTACTTGAGCACACGCCGCAAGGCTATGGCACCGCTCATGAACCTCCGAGGTGTACGCAAAGAGGTCCGTGCTGCTGTGGCTGCTGAGTTCACCGCTGAGCGTATGCCAATGGTATTCGATGCTGGGAACTACATGCAGTCTGTTCCGTACACCGTACACGAGGCCACCCGCGACGCTATCCAGCGCGTTTGGGAGTCCGGTGGTGGTACGCTTGGGGTGCCAAGCCGAACCCCGCCAAAACGCCCGGAAATGCCCTTGGGAACGGATTGGGTTAAGGAAGGTGCCAGCGAGGCTGAACTCGCCGTGTTCCAGAAATGGAAGCGCCATGTGGTTACGTACTACGCAGAGCTTCGCGAGTGGCGTTCCAAGGTTAGGGAGATAGGTGGATTCTTCCGCACAGCTAAGAGTGTGCATGAGCCTATATGGTTCCCTATGTACTTTGATAGGCGTGGTCGGTGGTACTACAGGGGCATGCCTAACCCGCAGGGTTCTGATCTCGCTAAGGCTGTGCTGCACTTCTACCGAGTGAAGCCGCTGGGCAATCAGGGCTTGTTCTGGCTGAAGGTGCATATAGCGAACTCGTTTGGGTTCGACAAGGAACGCTTTGCTGACCGTGCTAAATGGACCGAGCAGAATTGGGCTAGTATCGAGCACGCACTGGATAACCCAGAGGATCATCAAGATGTGTGGGGTGATGATGCGCCGTGGTGTATGTTCGCCGCAGCGTATGAACTCCGGGAGGCTTATCGTTCGGGTGATCCGGCATCGTACTGTACAGGTATTCAGGTGCATATGGATGCAACGTGCTCTGGCTTACAGCATTTCTCTGCACTCCTACGTGATCCGGTTGGTGGTCAGTACGTTAACCTTAGTGATGAAGCTCAGTGTGGTCCTAAGCAGGACATCTATGCCCGTGTGGCACACAACGCATTGCAGGCTATCCAGCAGGATATGCTTAGCGATGATGTCGAGACTGCAGCAAAGGCCGCGTGGTGGGTACAGGTAGGAATCCCGCGTGGCTTGGCTAAGAAGCCTGTGATGACGTACGTGTATGGTGCCACGTTGAAGGGCACTGCAGAGTTCATCGAGCAGTACGTCGAGTCTACTTGGAAGATTCAGTGGCCGGAGGGTGATAAGTCATTCCAGTACGCAATGTACGCCGCACGTAAGCTCTTCCAAGGTATTGCCGCTACAGTGCCGTCAGCCGCCAGTGCTATGCAGTGGTTGCGAGACATCGCGAAGCAACAGCCAAACGGTCAGCGTATGCAATGGAGGACTCCTACAGGGTTCCTTGTGCAGCATGATTACCAAGACTACCACGATATTCGCATCAAAGTGAAGTCGTGCGGTGTTGGTCACATGATGGTGCGGGAGTTGCTAGACGGGACTCGTGCGCACAGCATGCAGAATGCTATTGCCCCGAACTTCGTGCATGCTATGGACGGTAGCCATCTTACGATAACTGCTCTAGCTATGCAGAAGCGCAACCACGACATCGTTGCTATTCATGACTCGTTTGGTACGCATCCTTGTGATGTAGCTAGTATGCATGAGTGCATCCGTGCATCCTTCGTTGAGTTATACGACAGTCGTAACATCTTGGGGGAGTTCTTGTGGGACGTTAATGGTGTAGGTGAGCAACCCATGCGTGGCACACTCGATCTCAAGCTCGTGTATGACTCTGAGTTTTTCTTCTGTTAATTTAGAGTTGCAGGTAGTGGAGGGGAGAAAAGAGAAGCTATAGAGGATGTAGAGTCTCTAATAACCCCTTACATATTAGGAGGTGTTATGGGTAGTCCCGGCGGTGTTAAAGAGGCTCCAGTGTATTTCCACCCTGAACAGGTGAAGTACTTGGAGAAGATATTCCCGGAGAGTGTGTTCTCCCCGGAGGCGTCCGAAAGCTCATTAAGGCATTATAATGGTCAGCGCAGTGTTATCAAATTCATTCAATATCGTCAGCGTACATGATTGTCTGAACTTCATATGCACATACAGGAAAGCTCGGGAGGCCGTACAGGCACCTGAGCTTTTCTACCGTGCGTGGGATGAGTGTTTAGAGTTGCAGGTAGTGGATAGAGAAGCATGGGTAGCCTCGGCTCTGAATCGTCTGACGCTGTTCGATTGGCGCTATGAGATTGGGATGCACACAGGCAAGCAGACGGTTGGAGGCATTGTACTCGCACCTGACGATGATATTCATGTCGGTCCATGCCTGAGCGTATTTGCGCAGTACGTAATGCCAGAGTACAGAAACCGTGGAATCTCTCTACGGTGTATGCGACTGGCTGAACGTGCCGCGAGAGAGCTTGGGTACAACATGCTTGCCTACACTCATAGACTGGGTGACTGGCGTTACGAAACCATCTACAGGAGACTTCCTTGAAGGGTCCAAAGATTGATACAAGCGGCCAAGAAGCTGCCGCACGTGCTGCTGCTGAAGCTCAAGCCGCAGCGAACAACCTACAAAAGAACTTTGCCACTGACCTGAAGACCGAGAACCTTGGTCAAGTCGTTGCTGGCGGTGGTGCTGAAGCTGCAGCTACGGAGGCCACTACTGGCGTACGTCGCAAGCGGCAGAGTACTGCTCTGAGTTCGCAACTCGGTATCAACGTCTAAATGGCTGCGATCTCGCACAAGGCGTTATTCGAGAAGCTGCGAGATACTACCGTGATCTCCAAGTGCATGCAGTACGCACATTGGACCTTGCCGCAGTTGCTTGTAGATGTTCAGCAAGCGCACTCACATCGTGTTGTGGTTGAGCGAGACTACCAAGAAATTGGTGCCCTGCTAACGAACCACCTGAGCACGAAGTTGGCACGACTGCTGTTCCCAACTACTCATCCGTTCTTCCGTACCGAACCGTCTAAGGAAATACTGCAGACTGCTAGGGAGAACGGGACTGATGAGCAGACCTTCCAAGCTGGCCTAGCACGCCTTGAAATAGACTCCGCTAAGCGGTTGTTCTTGAACGCGAGCTACGCCCAACTGATCCTCGCCCTGAAGCACCTTATCGTAACTGGTAACGTTCTACTGCACCGCGATAGCCTGAACTCGAAATGTACGGCTTACGGTTTGCAATCCTTCAGTGCGCGGCGTGATGGTAAGGGAAATCTGCTAGATTGCGTGCTGCGCGAGTACACATATGTCGAAGCACTTGACGAGGATATTCAAACCATCCTGAAGTCTGTGGATCGTGTGAAGTACTCCCGCCCTGAGCAGTCTGTTTGCATCTACACTCGTATCAAGCGAGAATCCCGTAGTGGGGTGGTTGGGTTCTTTGTAACTCAAGAAGTAGATGTTACGCCTGTCGGCGAAGGTAGTTGGTATCCGCAACAGCTATGCCCGTGGTTTGCTCCTACATGGAGTATCATCGCTGGTGAGCATTACGGTCGAGGAATGGTTGAGGACTACGCTGGCGGTTTCGCCAAGCTATCCGATCTATCCGAAGCGCATGCCCTGTACAGCATCGAGATGATGCGCGTCATCCATCTAGTGTCGGCCAGTGCCGGTACTGATATTGATGATCTGCAGGGTGCTGAGACTGGTGAATACCTGCGGGGTGATGCTGGCTCTGTGCAAGCGCACGAGTCTGGTGACGCTATGAAGTTGGAGCAAGCTGCTAAAGAAATTGAGCGGGTGTTCCAGCGACTATCAAAGGCGTTCATGTATCAAGCGAATGTTCGTGATGCTGAACGTGTTACCGCGTATGAGCTACAGCTAGAAGCACAAGAAGCCGAGAACGCTCTCGGGGGTGTGTACTCTGCACTGAGCGACGGACTTCAAGTACCGTTGGCGCACGTGCTTATGCAGGAAGCCAAACCCGCAACTTTAGCTGGACTCGCCTCTGGTGAACTCAAGCTAGATGTGGTTGCTGGTATACCTGCACTTGGGCGCTCCTCCGATGTACAGAATCTCCTCATGGCTTCACAAGAACTGGCTACGGTTATCCCAATTGCCCAGATGGATAAGCGCATCTCGCCGCAACGCATCACTGATCTAGTAATGGCTGGTCGCAGTGTAGACACCTCTAAGGTGTTCTTCACAGAGGACGAGCAACGAAAGAACGCTGAAGCTGAGAAGCAGATGATTGACGGCCAATCCCAGATGATGCAGTCTGCTACGATGGCTGATGCCACCGAGCAACTCAACACATTACAAGGACAACAATGACGACACCAGTCGCAACAAACGGTTTTGTAGAGCCTCCAGTACCAAACGGTACGCCAATCAATATCCCGCCACCGGCTGCTCCTGTAGCTCCGGCTGAACCCGCTGCCGCCACTCCGGCTGCTGCGCCTGCTGGATTTGAAACGGCACTAGCTGCCCTGACCGAAGCACTAAAAGGTGCTCAAGCCCCGGCTGCTCCTGCTGCTGCTGCTGCTGAACCTGCTGTACAGTCTGAGTTGGCATCGTACGATGTGTCCAGCATCGAAGACCCCATCATCAAGAGCATGGCTACGATCATGCAGACAGTTGGTAAGGGTCTGGATATGGACCGCGCACTTGGCAAGGCTATCGCCGATGGCCGCGCTGACCTGATTGACGTTGCGTACCTTCGTGAGAAGGGCGGCGCTAACGCTGATGATCTCATCGCCATTGCTAATGGCCTCGTGAATGCAGTAGCCGCAAAGAGTGCTGCTGTTACTTCAGAGGTGCATAAGCTCGCTGGTGGTGAGGAGCAGTGGGATGCTGGTGTTGCTGTGTTCAATAAGAGCGCACCGCAGGAACTACGCATGGTCGTGGCTCAGATGCTTGACTCTGGTAAGGACAATATGATCCAAGCCGGTGCCAAGCTAATCGTTGAGTTCAGCAAAGGCTCTGGGTATCTTCCGAACGTCACTCCGGGTGTGAACTCTGGTGCGGCCTCAATGCCTGCAGCACAAGCTCTCGACAAATTCGAGTTCCAAGCGGAACTGCGGAAATTGAATCCGCAAGACCGTAACTTCAATGAACAACGTGCAGACCTGTTTGCTCGGCGTTCGCTTGGCCGTTCTCTCGGCAAATAATTTCAAGGAAATATAAATGGTTGCAACTGTATACGCCAGCGCGAATGCCCGTCCTCACTGGGGTGGCTCCGCCGCTGACCAAGACCTCCACATCGAGGCATACGAAGGTGACATCGACGGCTCGTTTCGTGTCGAGTCCATGTTCCGTGCGTCTGCACTGACGAACTACAAGTCCGTCGCTGACCGCTCGAATACGTGGCGTGGTGATCGCATCGGTGGTGTGTCCGTTAAGGGCCGCAAGTCCGGTGAAGCTCTGGACAACTCCCGCATGGTGAACGAGAAGTTCCTCATCACCGTTGACACGACCTCGTACATCCGTACGCCGGTTGACTATCAGGATGACTGGACTGCTCCGGACTTCCAAGCTGAGTACTCCGCAGAACACGGCTCGGCTCACGCCAAGGCTTTCGACCAAGCACACATCATCCAGCTTATCAAGGCTGGCTCGTGGGTTGCTCCGGATTCGCTGAAGACCTCCGGTGCGTTCTATGATGGTATCGCTACCACCATGACCGGCTACGCTGCTGCTATCGCTCTTGGTACTCCGGCTGGTAATGAAACCGCTGCGAACCTGATCGTCCAGAAGCACAAGGATGCTCTTGCAACCTTCGTGAAGCGTGATCTCGGCGGCTCCCTGTCCGAGTTCGTTACCCTGATTGACCCGGACGCATTCAACGTCCTGCTCGACCACGGTAAGCTCATGAACGTTGACTACTCCGGCTCTGATGCTGGTGTAGGTAATGCGTTCCCGACTCGTCGTATCGCTTGGCTGAACGGTTGCCGTGTCATCGAGACTCCGCGTTTCCCGACTGGCGCAATCGCTTCGCACTTCCTCGGCGCCGCGTTCAACGTGACTGCCGCCGAAGCCAAGGCCAAGGTGATCTTGTTCCACCCGCGCAAGACTCTGGTTACGGTTGAAGCCAAGCCGATGACTGTGCGTGTGTGGGACGACGAGCGCGAGTTCAACAACGTGCTCGACTCGTTCACGATGTACACGGTCGGTATCCGTCGCGGTGACGCCGTTGCGGTTCTTAGTTCCGACTAATAGCCTTTGGGCATAGGGGGAGTCAGCCTTTGGGTTGATTCCCCTTTTTTTTTTCGTTTGAGGTAATATGAAACTACTGGAAGCAGTTAATCTGATCCTACCGAAGCTGGGTGAGCACCGCGTTACCCGCTTGGACATCAAGCACCCCACTTTGGCAGTTATATTACCTGAAGTGGAAAATGAATTAAAGAAACTCTTGAACAAGGGCTGGTGGTTCAACGAATTTGATGCTACGTTGTATCCAGACTCAGAGAAGAAGATCGCGGTTGGTACTGATGTACTGACGTTCACTCCCGAGTGCGCCGATAAGGCCGTGCAACGCGGTGAGGCGCTGTTCAATCCGGTTACACTCAGCTACGAGTTCGATGAGCCTGTCAAGGGCCGCATTCGTCAGTACGTTGAGTTTGACAGTATCCCCGAGTCTGCTGCACAGCATGTGTACTACTCTGGGCTTGTGAACGCGTACATCACTGACATTGGCCTGACGCAAGAGGTGCAGGCATGGTCCTCACAAGCTGCAGCGTCGTGGTCTGATCTGTTGGCTGAGCATCTTCGCCAGCGTAAGTACAGCACGCGGCAATCACGGAAGTTCCGCAATCTAGTGTCAGCACTACGGGGTTAATATGAGCACGTTCGAAAGTTCGTACAAATCACTACTGCAGGGAGTCTCTCAACAGATTCCCCGCGAACGGTTGCCGGGGCAACTCACTGCGCAACTGAACATGCTGGCTGATCCTGTGACGAACCTTCGGCGTCGTCCCGGTGCACAGTACCTACAACATCGCGCTTGGGCTGATGTGGATGCAACCAAAATAGTAGGATGGTTCACAGATGTGGCGGGTGAACGTATGCACGTGATGGTTAACGTCGTCACTGGTGATATTCTGCTACTAGACGGTGCTCTGAATGAACTCGGCCTACTGAATGCAGGGGCTTACCTACAGAGCGACGACATAAGCAAGATTCGAGCGGCTACCGTTGGTAATGAGTTCTTCGTGTGCAACACAGATGTGCAGCCATCGCTGGTACATGGTGGTACTACCACTAGCGACGGGGGGTTTGCATACGTAGTGGCAGGTGCATTCAGTAAGGGCTATGACATAGCTGTTACTTGGTCTGGTGGAACGTATAACGCCAGCTATACCACCCCAAGTGGTGCTTCTGGTGGAGACGCTGCGCTATCCACTCCTGAATATATCGCAACGCAACTGTATAACCAACTCGTATCGGCTGGCCTCAGCACTGTGTACCGGGTTGGGCCTTACTTATTCATGTCCAAGACAGGTGGTGTGCAGGTTAACACCACAGTAAGTACTAACTATATCATCCCAAGTAAGAATCGGATTGTAGGGACTGCTGGTAATCTCCCAGCGCGCTTACCTCCAGAGGCAGAGGGATTCGTCTGCCGGGTAGGCTCCGCCGAATTACCCCAGTACTTCAAGTACAACTCTGCTGATCTGTCATGGTTGGAAGTTGGTTCAGTTGGCTCACCTACAGGCATATCCAACATGCCTATTAGTGTGTATTGGAATGGTACAGCATGGGCGTTAAACTCCGAGGACTACGAGGGGCGCAACGCAGGGGATGATGAAACGAACAAGCCCCATGAGTTCTGCACGCAGGGCATCACTGGAATGGCAACTTATCAGGGTAGACTTGTGCTGCTATCTGGACCAATGGTAAGTATGTCTAGCTCAGGTAAACCACGGCGGTTCTTCCGTAGCACAGTGACTAGCATCATCGACAGTGACCCAATTGAGATTGGGTCTGCTATGAATTCGAGTGCTGCGTACTCGCATGCCATTCCATTCCAGAAGGACTTGATCCTACTAAGTTCTGCGTACCAAGCGGTTGTACCTAGTAATAACACTGCAATCAACCCGCGAAACGCAACGGTGGTTCCTACGAGTTCCCACGAGGTCGATACAACGTGTCCTCCAATTGCGCTAGGGCGTACCTTGATGTACGCTGTACCGCGCAGTGAGGATTTCTTTGGTGTGCGTGAGATGGTTCCTTCCCCGTACACGGACTCGCAGTACGTATCGCATGATGCAACACCGCACCTGCCTAAGTACATGTGTGGTCGGTGCAGGTTCAGTGTGTCTAGTTCCGTGGCTAACATGGCGCTGTTCGCACCCTCCGGTGACTTGCGTTCGCTGATCGTGCATGAGTACATGTGGGATGGTGATCAGAAGGTGCAGCAGGCTTGGCACACTTGGACGTTCCCGTATGATGTGGCTACGGCGTACTTCGCGTACGACAAGGTTATCATTGTGTTCGCGCAGAATGACACGCTTGTTGTCACACGCATCGACCCAAGGGCGGGTGTGCTGACGTTCGATGCTGAGCGTCGTCCGTACATGGATATGTGGAGCATGGGTGATGTAGTCGCGAACTCTGTGACTACTCCGACGTGGCTTACTGCATTTGATCCTGCTGCAATGGCTAAGATAAACCTAACGGTGATGACTGGCAATCTAGCTGGTGAGCTTGTAGGTGCGTCCGTTGATGGTGCAGCATTGCGCACAGTGCGCTCTTTCCCTAGCGGGACGGTGGGTATCGGTATGCCGTACCGCTCTAGCTTCGCACCGACGCCGCCTGTTGTACGGGACTATCAAGATGTTGTGGTTAGCACGAACAAGGCAATGCTGCTACGGTACGCTTTGGGTACTAAGAATTCCTCCGAGTTCAAGGTAAGTGTGCTTGACCATAATAGTACTGATGCGGGTACGTTCGACGTTGGTACGTTGCTATGGAGTTCCAAAGAGCTTGAACTTGGACGGTCATTGTACAGTACCGACGCAACGAATATCATCCCATGCCGTACGGATGCGAATAGCACTACGGTGGAGGTATTTACTGATGGGACTGGCGAGTTAAACGTCGTGTCGCTTGAGTACGTACTAAAGACTAATCAGAAGATACGGAGGCGATAATGCACCCTATTGTGAAGGTGATGGAAGTGGCCGGGGCTTTGTCTCCGCAAGGCATCCGGGAGGCTATCCATACCTTCCAAGATGGTATCATTGCTTCTGGTACTAATGAGGGCCAAGATGCCTGCCCGTTGCAGCACACATTTGTTGGGGGTGTGTACGCTAGGGAGATTCTAATGTTTGAGGGGCAGACTGTTGTGGGGCGTATCCACCGACATGCCCACTTGAACTTTATCATGCGTGGCAAGGTGCGCGTACTGACTGAGCATGAAGGTTATCAGGAGTACGTTGCGCCATGCATGTTCGTATCCCAAGCTGGGACCAAGCGACTGGTACATGTGCTAGAGGACTGCTTGTGGGTCACAGTACATCCAACAGACAAGACGACACCTGAAGAGGCGGTCGAAGAATTAACCACACTCGATTATAACGACATCGAGATCAATGCAGAATTTGAGGTGCTACCATGACTATGGCTTGGGTAGCGGTAGGCACTGCGGTGGTAGGTGCTGCCGCAAGTATGTACAGTGGCAACCAAGCCGCAAAGGGGCAGGCTGCGCAAGCATCTGCCATGAGCAATGCGGAGAATGCCGCCATTGCTAAACAGAACATAAGTCAGATGGTGCGAAATTCGTACCGTACTGGCCTACTGAACCTGCAGCTAGGCTTGCAGAAGAAACAGGCGGTACAGGAGGGATTCAATACTTCAGTGCAGTTCCGTAACGCAATGGGCAGTGTTGAGAATAATGCTGCCGCGTCTGGTGCCATAGGTGGCAGCGCAGACGCAGTTGTTAGTGACCTAGAAATGCAGTATGGTAACGCAAAGGTTGTCCAAGAGGAGAACTTCGCGAGTATGCTGGACAACTACAACCAAGAGCTTGAGGGTATGCGCATGAATGCGCTTAATCAGGTTGTTGAGTCAAAGAAGTTCGAGTACTACGGCCCGAGCCAAGGCCAGATCATCGGTGGTGCTCTTGTTGGGGCTGCTGTGAGTGCTGCGGGGAACTACGCTACGCGTCAGATGACGCTGGGCCTAGGCCCGTCGGCTGGTACAGCATCGCCTGTACAAAGCACTACCGGCACCATGACCGGCTTCCGTACCGATCCGTTCGGTCCTACACCTTCACGCTGGGGATAACATGACTGTACTACGTCAAGAGAGTAACGTCCGTATCGACGCTAAAGATACACGCAGCATCGCGAACACTCAGGTGCAGGATGCTCGCTTCCAACCTAATCAGACTGTACGTGTTGGGGACCAAACCTCTTGGCGTACTAATCTGGTTGAGAGCATCGCTGGTGCTGCCATCAAGGTTGGTGAGAAGGCTGTTAATGTTGCACAGGAGAATGCGTATCTTGAAGGGCAAGCCAAGGCGGGCCGCATCAAGTCCGAAGATGAGCTAGAGAGCAATTGGCTCACTAAGGATTGGGCCGTAGCTGGGTATCGCGACACAATGGGCAAGCTGGCCCTTGCAGATTCCGAATCAAAGATGGTTACGGATATGCAGGAGCTACGCACAAAAGACCCTGCCGCTATGGAGGAGTACCTAGCGAAGCGCCGTGGTGATCTCACGCCAATATTCTCTTCGCTGAGTCGCGAGGCACGCTCCAATATGTTCGGTCAACTGCTCATGGCAGACCGTACCGCTATTGTAAAGCACGCTGGCGAGCACAAGGCGTACATTCTCGATACAGCACAGAAGGGCATCAAGGCAACGATGATCTCGGGTGCTACAACGTTGAGCACACTGCAAGGCGATGCCGCTCTTGGGAAGATCAAGCCTGAAGAGTACGGTACTGCTGTACAGAACTACGCTGTAGGTATCGAGACCTCTGTATGGCGTAACCCCATGTTCAAGAATGAACCGGGCATCAAGAGCAAGCTGACGGCAGAAGCAATCCAGCACGCACTAGACAATGACCATCTTGCCGTGTACGAGTACTTCCGCGACAATGCCTTCGAGGGTGTTGACGGCGGTACTAAGCGTAGCGTGCTGGCTGATCTGGATGAGGGCGCAGCTATCAAACTGGGCAAGTCCTATCTCGAAGGTAAGCAGCGTACTATTGCCCAACGAGAAGGTGCGCTCATTACGCAGAAGGCTGAGGTAGAAGCGCAGATGCACAACGGGAACTATGCTGGCACGTGGGATGAGTTCAAGGGATTCGTGGATCGGCTTACCATTGCTAATGTTGTGAACGCTAAGGGTGCAGAGGCTATGCAACAGGCGTTCTTCCAGATGCAAGGAAAGAACACGGACCTACATGGTATTGCAAACGCTGCTGTGAAGAACGACACTACGTACCTGCTGGGCCGTGGTAAGTCCCAGACAGAGGGCTTCGATGCTCTGGATAAGGTGTGGGCACAAGGCGCACAACGTGGTCAGGCTGTACCTATCCCGGCGCAGTTGGGCGTACTAAAGGAAGCCTTGGATAATGGCTCCACTGAGGCCGGTAAGCGCATGGGTGTGCGTATCGGTCCTAGCCTGATGCAACTCTCCCGGCCTGACGGTACGGTGGATGCGCAGCACGCTGAGATCATGCGTACGTTCAACACGATGTACGAAAGCTCGAACCAGACGCAGAGGACTCAGATCACTGCCGGTATGACTGACGAGCAACAGACGCGGTTCTTTGCTCTACGTGAGAACATGCGTGACTTGCCTATGGATGCTGCACTTAAGCGTGTCATTGCCACAGAGGAACGGAACTCAAAGATGTCCAAGCAAGAGTTGGCTAGCGCCTCTCAAGTTAAGGACGCAGACATTACTAAGGAGATTGACGACTTTGACAGTCAAGGTTTCCTTATGTCACTGAAGAACATGCTCATCCCTACGGCACGTAATGGTGCCAAGGCCGTGCTTCAACCGAACGAACGCATGTGGGGTAACAACACACGTGTTGATGACTACGCGTTGAAGATGCGCTCGGAGATTGCTGTCGAGGCAAAGGGTATTCGGATGGCTCACCCCGAACTAAGTGCTGAGTCGTTGGTGAACAAAGCTGCTAGTGCAGTAGCGTCCCGTACGCTACGTACAGAGCAAGGTCCGCTATTTCTACCACGTGGTATGGAGCCTAACCGATACTTCGGGGTTGCACCTAGTATCCCTAACGAGGTTATCGCTCAGGCAATCGACAAGGTTGTGAAGCCTGCTGTTAGCACCAACAGAATCTCGTATGAGGTGGCTGCTGGTGGTATTGCGTGGGCTGAGTACGATGTCGATGGGAATCCTACGTCACGGGCTGGTATCCTGCAACCGAAGAGTGTGTCCGGCGCTGTAGACGAGCTTATGCAAGTCAAGGCGAAGGCTAGCTCCGAGATTCACGGAACTGGCAAGACTGTGCGGCACGACACTGCGTCCGTTACCTTCAATGGTGAGAACGCGGCTGGTGTTGAGCCAGAGCGTATGTTCAAGTTCCGTGAGAACCTTGTTAAGAATGAGGGTGTTCGTAATACCGTGTACAAGGATACAAAGGGTAATCCGACTGTAGGTGTAGGTATCGCAAATAAAGCGTACTGGCCGAAGGTTGGACCTGATGGTAAGGTTGACCAGTCCGAGATCAACTCATCGTTCCGGAAGGCGTCTAATGATGCAGCTATCTTTGGAGCACGGGCAACGGAACAACTCGGATTGCAGAACTCCGAGAGTGCGTTCATGCTGTTCTCTGAGTTCGCGTACCAAGGTCGTGGTGGCTCGTTCAACGAGTTCGCTAAGGCTGTAGGTGCACGTGACAAAGAGGCTGCACTGAAGGCGCTTGAGGGTACGAAGGCGTACCAGTACTCCGCTGATTCTCGAAAGCAGCACTATAAGAAACTCACACTCTCTGTATTGGAAGGAAAGTAAATGATTGATCCCAACCTGTTTGGTAATAACTCTGTAGGCCCGGCTGAAGGGCTTACGCTGTACCCTGCCTCTCAGGTTGGGTCAGTCACGCCTACTCCTGCGAATCCCACGGCACCGGCTGCGGCTTTCGCAGGTTCGCAGGTAGCTCTGGAAGGTGCAGCTAATCAAGCTGCTGCTGACAGGGAACGTGCAACTACGTTGGAAAGCGTAGGTGCTAGTATGAACATGTGGGTAGCCAAGGGCGTGTATGATCGCGTCACGGCTCCCACGTTCGCTGCTGAAGATGGATTCCAGCCCGGCGCTGCTACGAAGCACATACCGTACAAGCTCGCTGAGAATGAATTCACGTGGCTACAAGGTGCTAAGAGCACCGACGAATTTAACTACCGCAAGGACTACATCGAACAGCACCGCCAGATGGCGCAGGCTGTCGGTGATAACCCTATAGCTGGCATGATGACCAGCATGATTGACCCGGCGTTCTTGCTGGCTACCCCGCTGACGGCAGCTACAGTACGTGCAGTGCGCGGTGGTCGGGCCTTGAGTGCAGGGCTTAGTGCCGCGAGTGCCGCTAGCCTTGACATGGCTGCACAGGGTCCGCAGGATACTAAGGGTATCGTCCTGAACGCACTCGTGAATGGTGCTGCTGGTGCTTGGTTGTACAAGCCGGGCAAGGGCATGGTGCGTGCTGATCCAGACTTCCCAGATGAAGGGCTACGAGCAATCGCGGACGACTTCGGTAATACATCGCTGCAGCAACGCGCTGCACATGTGGTTGATGACTACGGCAATCAGGTTCGTGTGTCGGAGAACGTACGTGCTGAAGTCCCTATGCCGCTACGTCCGGATGCTATGGCTGCTCATGCCGATGTGGTGGTTGCTGTGGATTCACAACTGGCTGCTAAGGGCTTCGGCGCTAACCTTGGGGAGAAGCTGCAGTGGAACATGCGAAAGACCATGAGCAACTTCGGCCCTGCTGGTCGCAAGATAGCTGATACGCTATTCGACAACAACTCCGACCTTAGTGTGAACTCCGTTGAGTCACACCGCTCTGCTATCCGCTCTGACCTTACTGCACATCAATTTGTGTACGAGGACGCAGTACGTACTGCTATGGCTGAGGATGGCTTTGGACTGTGGCAGACTATCACCTCTCCTCGTAAGGCTATGGCTAACCAAGCCAAGATCGAGCGCGAGGTACAGCTTGAGATGTTCCGTCGCGAGCAACTAACTCGCCAAGGTCGCCCTGTAGACTTCAACAATGTACCTCCACGCATCAAGGCTATGGCTGATTCCCTTGACACTCTACACGCTAAGGCGTTGCAAGAGCTAAAGGCTGCTGGTGTAGAAGGTGCAGAGGACTTGGTACAGAAGGCTGGTTGGCACCATCGTAAATGGTCTTCAGCAAAGATCGAAGACATGACCCGTCAGTTTGAAGAGGCTGGCCTAACTGCTGAGAAGGCACATCAGAAGGTTGTGAACCTCGTTGGTCTTGGCCTACGCCGTGCTAACGGTTGGGATCGACAGATGGCGTATGACATCGGTGCAGCTATCGTGAATCGGGCTAAGCGTAAGGGGTACTTCGAGGATTCCCTGTTCAACGTACAGGCAGGCGAAGGGACGATGAAACAGTTCCGTGATCTGCTTGTTGAAGAGGGTGTTGCTGGTCCGCGACTTGAGCGTATCTTAGACGTAATGCGTCAGAACACTGACGACGCTGGTAAGGCTGGATTCATGAAGCACAGGGTTGATATTGACTACCGGGCTTCTGACTTCATCAACGGCAAGCAGGTGAGCCTCACCGATATGCTGGATAACCGGATGACGACTATCGTTGACCAGTACCTTGACGGTGTTAGCACTCAGGTTGCATTCGCTCGTAAAGGGCTGCGCAAGGCGTCTGACATCGAAGACCTACGCTCGGAGCTACTGCACGACATCGCTGATCCAAAGGCTCGCGCTCAGGCCAAGGAGTTGTTCGACAACACCATTAACCACATGAAGGGACTCCCAGCCGGGCAGTCCGTTAATGAGAACATGCGCCTGATGTCTGCGTACGGTAGGATGATTGCTCTGGCTAACTCTGGATTGTGGCAGGCTACCGAGTACGCCACCATGATGAAGGAGTACGGCCTGCTGAAGTCGCTGAAGTACTTTACTGCAGAGATGCCGGGATTCAAGGGACTTATGGAGACTGCAGCTACTGACAAGCGCACTTCACAGCATCTCAAAGACATCCTCACACGGCACTCAGATCAGAACCTTCGCCTGCGTCCGTACATCCACCGATTCGAGGACAACTTCGAGTTCGGCACAAATGACGCACTGCAACTCAGCGCCCAGCAAGCCGGTCAGCTAGTACCATACGTAAACGTGATGAAGTACGTGCATGGGCACCAAGCCCGTATGAGCGCGAACCTCATTGTGAATCGTCTGGAAATGGCTGCACGTGGCGATGCAAAGGCACTCGCTGCATTGCAGAAGTACGGGTTAGAGTCGCACGTAGTGGATAGAGTCAAACAGTCTATCTTAGAGCATGGCGCAGAAGTAGACAAGTGGGACGACGCTGTATGGCGTTCCGTGCGTCCTGCATTTGCAAAGATGATGGATGAATCAGTGCTGCACCAGCGCCTTGGCGACATGCCAGCGTTCGCAGCATTCGATCCAGTTGGCAAGTTCATGTTCACGTACCGCTCGTTCGTCCTGACAGCCCATAATAAGGTACTGGCTGGAGGCATGGCCCGCGATGGCCTTGGCGCTGTATCGTTGATGATGTTGTACCAATTCCCACTTGCAGCTATGGCTGTGCAGGCGCAGTCCGGCCTTAATGGGAAGGGTGCGCTCAGCACTGAGGATATGGCTAAGAAGGCGTTTGGTCAGATGGGTGCTCTGGGTGCCTTCGGTGAAATTGCCGCTGTAGTGTCTGGGAGTAAGAACCAGTTCGGTGCTCCGGGTGTGATCCCGCTGGACCGCGCTATGTCTCTAGTTGGTTCTGTAGCTCAAGGGAATTCCCAGAAGGCTGCGGATACTGCATTCCAGATGCTCCCAGTGATTAGCCTGCTTCAACCTATTCGTGGACTCAAGAACTTAAACAAGGAGGACTGATGTCCTACAGTATTCAACGCGCCGTCAGTGACGGCACCCTCGCAGTGCTGCCTATTAGCATCGAGTACTTTGACCGCTCTGAAATCAGCGTGCTGTTCGACGGCGTGGTGAATGCTCGGCAGTGGGCTTGGGTCGGTACGACTGACAGCACAATTAGCTTTACACCTCCGGTTGCCAACACAGTCGAGGTTAGTGTAAAGCGTAACACAGACATCTCTGAACTACGGCACGCCTTCAGCGACGGGGCACAGTTCACTACGAACTCGCTCGATGAGAGCTTGATCCAAGTACTGCACATTGCTCAAGAAGCTAAGGAAGGTTCTGGTCTTGGTGAGGTATATCAGGACTTGAACTTCCACGGATTCAAGGCTACTAATATGGGGTCGGGTTCTAACCCCGGTGATGCAGTCAACCACGCACAGATGGAAGTGCATGACGCGACCATTATAGGTTACAGGAATGAATGCGAGGTATTCGCAGCGCAGGCTGAACTTGCTGCTGCCTCTGTAACACTGCCCATCCCTATCTCTAGCGGTGGCACTGGTGCCAGTACTGCCTCAGCGGCGCGTGTTTCGCTAGGTCTTGGAAATGCTGCTACACAGACAATGGGGACTGGTTCAGGCCAGATTCCTACGTCGGATCAAGTGGCTACACTGGCTAATCCAAGCACAGCCACACAGGTTGAGATGGAGACGGGCACTGAGGTAGGCCTCCGCATGATGTCTCCACTTAGAGTCAAGCAGGCTTCGGTGGCAGTCATCGACGCATATGTAATTGGGCATGCTCAGACAATTCAGACATTGACTGGATCGCGTGCGCTGAATACAACGTACTACAACACTACAGGGCGGGCTATACTAGTCTACGTCCAGTGTGGAAGCCCTACAGGTGTTAGCGTACTAATTGATGGTGTGGAGACTGCTGGGGAGTCCATGGCGTACCTGTACGCTCAGACATACCAGTTCTTAGTTCCGGCAGGTTCAAATTACAAATTCAATATCACTGGCGGGTCTCTCGTTTGGTGGAAGGAGTTGCGTTAATGCCGTACTTCAAAGCGCCAGATAATGGTGTGCACTTCCTTGAGGATATTGAGTTCATCTCACTACTTCCTCAAGGCTCTACTGAAATTACACAAAGCGAAGCGGAAGTACTAACTTACGTAGAACCAACTGTAGTTCCGGATGTCATCCCAGTAGTATCCGCATTCCAAGCCCAAGCAGCTCTAATGCAGGCCGGTGCACTTGACGCCATCGAGGCGTACATGGTAGACCCAGCTACAGACGAGTTTGTGAAACTAGCTTGGCGAAAGGTGCAGGAGTTTCGCAGGGATTCTCCAGTGGTGGCTAGTATTGCACCAGTGCTGGGAATATCAGAGGCGCAACTGGATGACCTATTCGCATTTGCATCAACAATAACAGTTTAGGACTAGCATGGCTAAAGCATCGGCTCTCGCAGAACTGAATGAGTTGCATAAGCTCATCACTAAGTCTTTGACTACGCGCATCGAGCTTGATCTAGCAGACAACATCCCGACTGACGCTGCCACCCTAGGTGCGGCTATTAAGTTCCTGAAGGATAACAATGTCTCTGCTGATCCAGCCGATGCTGATGACCTGCATGATCTTCGTAAGAAGTTGACTGAGCAGGCGCAACAGCGTCGTGCAAAGAGTGGTAATGTCGTGGCCTTGGCCTCGGCAGATTTGAAGGCTATGGAGGCATAACAGTGGACATTAAAACCCGGTTCGCACATGTTGCGTTACTAGCGGAGCAGTACGAGAACTTCGTGGACTTCGCAGCAGACGGCATGGCATTCCTTGGGTTTGATCTCACGGATATGCAAGCGGACATCTCTGAGTACATGCAGAGTGGTCCGCGACTCCGTATGGTTATGGCACAGCGTGGAGAAGCTAAGAGTACCCTTGCTGCGCTGTACGGCGTATGGCGAATTATACAGCGGCCAAGTACTCGTGTGCTTATCGTATCTGGTGGCGAGAAGCAAGCCTCCGAGGTAGCCACACTTGTGGTCCGTCTGATTACTACATGGGAGATACTTGAGTGTCTCCGTCCTGATCGTCAAGCAGGCGACCGCACCTCGACCGAGGCTTTTGATGTGCACTACGCACTGAAGGGGCTAGATAAGTCGCCGTCCGTCGCATGTGTTGGTATCACATCAAACCTACCCGGTAAACGGGCAGACCTGCTGATCCCTGACGACATTGAGACAAACAAGAACGGCCTTACTGTAGTTCAACGGGCATTGCTCATGCACTTGTCGAAGGAGTTCTCTTCGATCTGTACGCACGGCGATATTCTGTATTTAGGTACACCACAGTCTAAGGACTCTATATACAATACGCTTCAAGGCCGTGGGTACGGCATTCGTATCTGGCCGGGTCGCTATCCAACCGAGGAAGAGCTTGAGAAATACGGCGATAGGCTGGCCCCATACATTGCGGAGCGCATTAAGCAGAAACCCGGTTTGCAGCGTGGAGGTGGCATCGACGGATCACGCGGCCTTCCCGCAGACCCAGCACGATACACTGAAGCAGACCTCGTTGAGAAAGAACTCGACAAAGGTCCAGAAGATTTCCAGTTGCAGTACATGCTGGACACAAGCCTTGTTGACGCTGCGAGACAACAACTTCGCCTGAGCGATCTGCTCGTGGCTAACTTTGATAATGAGCTTCTACCAGAGATCGTGGTGTACAAGGGTGATCCTAAGTACCTCGTGGACCTTCCACACGATTTCCCTGTGCCGTTGTCAAAGATGTATTACCCTGTTGCAGTTGATTGCACGTACCGTAGGAGCGATGACATCCGTATGTACATCGACCCTGCCGGTGGTGGCGCTGACGAGATCGGGTACGGTATCGCTACAGCCCTTGGCCCGTACATTCACGTGTTGGATGTTGGAGGTATTAAGGGCGGTCTGACTGATGAGAATGGCGAGAAGCTAGCAAAGATCATCGCACGCTCACGTGTAACCTTCATCAAAGTTGAGTCGAACATGGGCCACGGTCTATTTGAGATCAACCTCCGTGCTGTCCTAGCGAAGCATGGTTTAGGTCACGTATCAGTTATAGGCGAGTACAGCACCGGGCAGAAGGAACGGAGGATTATTGATTCGCTGGTATCCCCTATGCAGCGACACCGTGTGATCCTGCACAAGCAGGTTTTCGATAGTGACATCGAGTACAGCAAGCAGCACAGCCAAGAGGCTTGGACGCAGTACAGCATGTTCTATCAGTTGGCTAACATCACCACTGACCGGAACTCTCTACCGCATGATGATCGTCTTGAGGCTATGGCTGGCGCTGTGCGAGAGTTCAAGGAACTACTTGCTCTTGACGAACATAAAGCTGCAAAGGACCGTGAGGTAGCGGCTGCGCAGGAATTCATGTCCGACCCTATGGGTTACGGATTAACAGACCAACGTGTACGCGCTGGAACCCGGCGCATTGTGCAATGGAGGCGTGGAAGGAAATGACAATTATGGAAAGACATGCCTCCGGCACCACGTTCATCGGATCATTCGTAGCGATCTTTGGTGGTTTGAGTGCAAATGAGATTGCAGCATATGGTGGCCTACTTGTAGGTACTTTAGGTATGCTCATCAACTGGTACTACAAAGCTAAAGAAGACGCTCGTTACGAGCGACTGAGTTTGCATCACAAGCGTCGTGTTGAAGACACTCCGCGAGATTAACGCTAAGGATAGTCATGGCTACTATTGATCTGGGCCTACTTGATAGGCTTACACAAACATTTACACGGGCAGGAAACAGCATCATCCTAAATGTGTTTGATGTTGATACGCTGGTATATACTCAGGAGTTCGTGAACGTACCTAGCGGTGCTATTCCGGGCGAGTTGCAACGTGCTGCGGATAGTATTCGTATGGACATAGCAATGGGGTACGTACGCAGTAATATCAATCCTGTCACCGGGGGGATTGAAATTGTTGTTGGTCCTGACACGATACACACCGTCGGCCTTCGCCATCTCCCAGTGCGCGGCGTGATCGGCATGGACTCAATTGGCGAACAGACCTTAGGTGGTCCGACAAACGTTGAGTTTATCGACACCGTTTTCCCCGCGACCGGAAATATCAATTCGTTTGGGTTTAACGTCACGCAGAGCGCGGTGCGGCATTACTACCCGCTGTTTGAGCTTGTCGGTGATGTTGGCATCGGCGGGCAGACAACCACCCAAATGCTTGCGCGTGACAACCTCGCGTATTCAACGACGCGCAAGAGCATTTCCGACGCCATTGATCTGTCCCCGCACGTGGCAATTCTGAGCGCTGGTATCAATAACCTAACCAACATTACTGCTGGCAACTATGCCGCAACGGTGGCCACTGCTTATGCCGAGCACGTGACTATCATCAATCGCTATCTAACTGGTCGAGTTAGAGTAATTGACGAGGGTATTTTCGGATACTCGGCATTAACAGCGACCTACCCTGATCTGGTAAGGGCTGCACTGCTTGAGCTAAACGCGATGTTTGCCGCTTTTGCCAAAGCAACGCCGGGCGTTGCTTATATCCCATCGCCATTGTGCGATAAAAATGGCAACTTTATCGCCGGAGTATCAACCGATGGAATCCACCCAAATCTCAACGGAGGAAACATTCGCGGGGCGGGTCTTGGCAAGGCGCTAACACTGCTGTTTGGTCGTTGCGATTCTGCCCGATTCGCGGGTAAAAACCTCGCCCCAAATCCGCTATTTAGCGCAACCGGTGCGCAGAGCTATGGCACCGTTGCAACCGGGGTGACCATCGGGTATAGCAACGTCACGCTATCAAACGCAAAGATCGAGGCGCGAAAAGGACGACTATTCCAGCTTGTCGATGCTGTACCGACAGCAGCCGGAAATCTTGTGACGATGACCGTGGCGCTTGCCCCGGCTACGTGGGCAAAGTCATCTGGCGATATTTTGGAATATGAAATAGACATGTTGCTAGAGAGCATTGACGGCTCGTCAGGCCCGCCCGCTCCGACCGACTTTTACATCAGGCTTGATCTGCAAAAAACAGGGGCGGGGAAAATCTATGCGACTGAATTCGCATCTCGATACGCCGCAGTTCGCGATCCAATTGATGGCCATGTGT